TATTTTACAATTCTTTAGATACTATTGCTTCAGGTTTATCTACAGGAAACTATTTTGTTTATAAAATTGATGATAATAAAATTAAACTTACAGAAACGTTGGTTGATCTACAACCAACTCCACCTGTGGTTGTAGATATTATTGGTGTGGGTGGAAGTAGGCACGAAATAAGTTTAGTTAACCCTCAACTTTTATCGGTTAAAAATAATAATTTACTTTTTGATGTTTCAGATCCTTCTTTAGAAGGTTATAAACTAAAGTTTTATTATGATCAAGATTTTAACAATGAATTTATTGGAGTTGGAAATACTTCATCATTTAACATAATTGGTATAGGTACTGTTGGAATAGGATCTACCGCTTCAGTTACATTAAGATACAATGAAAAAATTCAATCATCATTGTATTATACTTTAGAAAAATCAGGATATATTAGTACATCAGATACTGAAGTAAAAAATTATTCTCAAATTTTATTTGTAGATAGTGTATATAATGGAACTTATAAAGTATCTGGTATTGGTACAACATCTTTTAATATTTCTTTAACTCAAACTCCAGAAAAATTATCATATATTGGGGTAGAATGTGATCAATTAGAATACAAAACTTCATCAAAAAATTCTAAAGGTGGTATTGCAGATATTAATATTCTTTTTGGTGGATATAATTATAAAAAAGCACCTAAACTTTTAAATATTTCAACTGATGAAGGTAAAAATGCAAATGTAGTTGTAAATTCTAGTAATATTGGGAATATTAAAAAAATTAGAATACTTGATCAAGGATTTGAATACTCGGCAGATAAAACTTTAAGACCGCAAGCTTATGTTTCACCTTTTATTAATATTTCTAACTCTAACAGTATTACAAAAGTTGAAATTTTAGATGGTGGTAAGAATTATTCAGTAGCACCAACATTAATTATTAAAAATCCATCTACAAATAAAATTGTAGATACATCTCAATCTTTAAGGGCAAATATTTACTCCAATTCAATTTCATCTGTTGATATTATTTCTCCAATTTTTGGATTAGAATCTATTGAACATGAAATTGTTCCCATCAATAATAGTAATGGTGTTGGAATTAGTTCTATTATTTCATCACAATCAGGAATAATTACATGTATCCTTTCTACTCCAATTTTGGGATTCAGCACAAATGTTTTTGCTGTAGGTAATCAAGTATTAGTAGAAGGAATTCAAAAAGAAGGAACCTCTGGAACAGGATTTAACTCTGAAGATTATAATTATTCTTATTTTCCAGTTGTATCCTATCAAAATACAAATCCTGCTGTTGTTGAGTATGATATTTCTAGCCTAACTACAAATCCTGGTATAGCAAAAACTATTCAAAATGCCTTTGCGTCAATTGTAAATAAACAAAATCTTCCTCAATTTAAAGTTATTCAAAAATTTAATTTATTTAACATAGGTGAACAAATACTCACAACTTCTGAAGAAGAATTTATTTTAAGAGATTTATATGTTACAGAATCTAGTGAAGACTACATTAAAGTAAGAGGAACATATCTACCCCAGCTGGGAGAAATACTAAAAGGAAGAAATTCAGGAGTGCTTGCAACAATTAACAATATTACTCAAAACACAGGAAAGTTTAATGTTGATTATTTTGTTTTACAAAAATATGGGTGGAATTCAGAAACTGGAAAATTAAATGAAACTCACCAAGTAAGTTCAGATAATGATTATTATCAAAATCTTTCATATACTATAAAGAGTAGTATTCAATATAATGATTTAATTGATCCAGTAAATAGACTTCTTCATACTTCAGGATTAAAGAATTTTTCTGATACTCAAGTTACTTCTAAACCTCTAGTTTCTTTAGCTGCAACTTCAACTGCAGATGATTTAATTCTCTTAGATATAACAGATGAAAAAAGAGTAGATAGCATTAACAATTATGATTTTGTAGTTGATGTCGATACATATCAGAATAAGTCAAAATTATTGAAATTAAAAAATAAAACATTATCTGGATACATAAATTGCATTAGTAATAGAGTTTTAATTATAGATGATGTTAGCTCTCAGTTTTCGAGTAGAGGTGCTGGTCAAGATCTTTATGCAAATATTTTAACTATTGAAGATACTTACCACAAATACTTAGTTCAGATTGTTGACCCAAATACTCTCAATACACAAGTTACTGAATTAGTTGTACTATCCTTACCCAATCAAAGTGATGTATTTACATTAGAAAAATCTACATTAACAAACACCCAGGAAGTTCTTGCTGATGTTTCTGCTGTAGTTGATGAAATTGATTTATCCTCTTTATATTTGAGATTCACACCAACAAATCCTCTAGACATAGATTATGATATTAAAATTTTAGAAGGTCGATTTAATTCGACTTTATCTGGGATTAATACTCAATCAATAGGTTTTATTGATTTAGTTGGAGTTAATACTTCAGTTGGTATTGGTACAACATCAAATGTAATCTCATTCAAAAAAAATAAACTTTCTGCATTGTTTGCAAATATTCAAATTGTAAACAATGTGAATAATAGCATGAATTATGTTGAACTATTTTTAGATCACGACAATGTTAATACATATCTTTCTGAATATTATTTTGATACTAGTAGTGGTGTTTCAACTAATTTCTTAGGATCATTTAATGCTTTAATCGATGGCGATGACATTGTATTGAATTTTTATAATGATGAGCCTCACGATCTTTTAATCCGGAGTAAAGTAGTTGGATTTGGAACTACTTCTGTTGGAATTGGGACTTATGCATTTACTGTTCCTGGACAGAATGAAGGATCAGAAAGAACCATGTATTTCGAGTCAAATTATGGATCTTCAACAACTTCAATAGATGTTATTGGGATCTCTACTGAACTTTCATCAACAGTTAAGTCTTTGATTAGAGTTTCTTACGGAGAAACTAGTTCTCTTCATCAAGTTCTTATGTTGCAAGATAGGAATGATATCTATACTGTACAGTATCCATTCTTATCTATCGGAAGTACATCAGGAATAGGCACATTTGGTGGAGAATTTTCTGGAAATCAAGCAATTTTAAAATTTTATCCAGATAATTCAGTTGTAGAATCCGTTAGTCTTCAAAGTTTTAATGAAATTTTTTATACTGAAAGTGATTTTAATAATATTCCACCAGATTTGGAGTATGGTACAGTTACTGAGAGTTTTAATCTTGGAGCATATGATGCTATTAATGGAACTAGAGCATATAGAACGTCATTTTCTTTAAATTATCAAGGTGTTCCAATTTATGCAAAAACATTTAATCCTACAAATAGTGCTCAATTAAATCCATCAACAGGCATATTTACAATTAAAAATCATTTCTTTAGTACAGGTGAAAGATTAATTTATACTCCAAGATCTACATTTGCTGATGTAAATCCAATCAGTGTTGGAATTGGATCAACTTTAAATTCTTTAGGAATTGTTACCGACAGACTACCTCAAGAAGTATACGCAATTAGTGTTAATTCAGATCAGTTTAAATTATCAACAAGACAAGATTATGCTTATGCGGGAATATATGTAACATTTACAGATTTTGGACTTGGAAATGCTCATCAATTAGAAATGGGTAAAAAATTAGAAAAAAGTATTATTACTATTGATGGTGTAGTTCAAAAACCAATTACATATACTCCATTATCATACTACTTGGAAAATAATGGGGGACAAATTCAATCTACAGATAATTATTTTTCTGTCAGTGGAATTTCAACTTTAAAACCTACAGATCTTCTTAAAATAGATGATGAGTTTGTAAACATTATTTCAGTTGGTTTTGGATCAACTCCAACAGGTCCAATTACAGGTATAGGTACATATCCTTTAGTACAAGCTCAAAGAGGATTTGTTGGGTCTGCAGCAACAAATCATCTAGATCATACAATAGCTCAAGTTTATAGAGGTTCATTTAATATTGTCGATAATAAAATTCATTTTACTCAAGCACCTAAAGGTAGTGGAAGAATAACAAACGATAGAGGAAATATACCTTTCCCATATGCTGATTTTGGAGGAAGAATTTATTTGAGAAATGATTATACAGATAATATATTATTTGATGATATTTCAGATAATTTCACGGGTATAGGGCAAACTTATCAACTTTCTGTTTTAGGAATAGATACTTATGGAATTGGAGATGGGAGTGGAGTTCTTTTTATAAATGATGTCTTCCAAACACCAACTACTTTAAATAATGAAGGTAATAACTATAATCTTATCACTTCTTCGGGAATTTCCAGTGTAGTCTTTACGGGAATTTCATCGAGTAATGGAGATTTAATTATTTCCAATAATGATATAAATCAAAATCAGTTACCAAGAGGGGGAGTAATTATTTCCCTTGGATCAACTCCTGGATTAGGTTTTGCTCCTCTTGTCGGCGCTTCTGTAACTGCAATCGTTTCTGGAGGAACAATTGTATCAGTTGGTATTGGATCAACTGATATTGTTGGATCTGGGTATAGAGGAACAGTTTCTATTGGAGTTACAGACAGCGCACATACGGGGGTTGCAGCAACGATTACCGCGACAGTAGGTGCTGGTGGTACACTAGCATTTAATGTCGTCTATGGTGGGTCAGGATACGTTGATCCAATAATTCAAGTTCCTCAACCATCTTATGAAAATCTTGAAATTATTGGCGTTTCAAGAAGAGGTATTGGAAATACAACAGATACTGGTAGAAATCTGCTCATTACTCTCGATGTTGGAGCAAGTTCTACTACAGGAATTGGATCTACACTTTTTGAAGTATCTTCATTTAATATTTCTAGACCCGGTTATGGTTTTGAAGTAGGTGATGTATTTAAACCAGTTGGACTAGTAACTGATAAAAATCTTTCTGCACCAATAAGTGAATTTGAATTAACCGTTCTTGAGACATTCACAGATTCATTCTCTGCATGGCAATTTGGAGAACTGGATTACATCGATTCAATCAAGAATCTTCAAAATGGAGTTAGAGTAAGATTCCCATTACTATATAACTCCCAACGTTTAAGTTTTGAAAAAAATTCAGGTAGTCTTATCGATTTAAATGCAATTTTATTAATATTTGTTAATAGTGTAATACAAGAACCTGGTGTTGCGTATCAATTTGAAGGAGGATCTAGTTTTGTATTCACCGAACCTCCAAAAGTTGAAGATAATGTCTCTATTTTCTTCTATAGAGGAACTAGAAATAGTGATAGTATATCAGTAAATGTAAATGAAACTATAAAAATTGGAGATTTAGTTCAAGTTTATAAAAATAATTTAATACCATCTACACAAACACAAAATATAAGAAGAATCGATAATATTCCAACTTCTGATACTTTAGAAACAAATATTTACTCGGAACAGGGTATAGATGAGGTAAACTTTAGACCATTTACATGGACAAAACAAAAAGTAGATGCAATTATTAATGGAGATTATGTATATAAAACAAGAGACTCACTCGAATCTCAAATTTATCCAACATCTAAAATAATAAGTGATATTAATTCCAATAGTACTGATATTTTTGTTGATGATGCACAATTTTTTAATTATGAAGAAAATAATTATTCCATCGTAATTAATAACTTTGACGCTTTGATTGTACAAAATACGACTCCAGTTTCTGCGGGATTAACCGCAGTTGTTTCGGCAGCTGGTACAATTCAGTCTTTAAATATTACAAATCCTGGTTCTGGATATATTGGTTCTTCTATTGAAGTTAAAATATCGGCACCAAAAAATATTAAAGTTGGTGTTGGATCAGTTGCTACTGCTACTGCTTCTATAGTAAATGGATCTCTATCATCAACGACTATTGTAAATCCAGGTCTTGGATATACTACTTCATCTCCACCTCAAGTTATTGTTGAAAATCCACCAATTCAAACTGAAAAAATTGATAATATTACTAATGTTGAAGGATTTTCTGGAATTATTACAGGTATTACAACCTCGACAGGTACGTCTGGTCATCCATTAGCGATTAAATTCTTTGCAAACGCAACATCTTTTAGTGGATTGCAACCTAATTATCCAATATATATTTTTGATACATTTGTTGGAACGGGTATAACTTCCGTAGACTCTAATAATACATCAATTATAGGAGTTGGTACTGAATTTGTAAATAATGTATATAAAGTTCATTCAATATCAGTATCTGGAAGTAATGCTGAAATTATTTCAAATATTTCTACTAATTCCAATATTGTTGGACTCAATACATCTAGTACTGTTTCAAATCCTTTAGGTATGTTTTCTTGGGGAAGACTTTATAACTTTACTAGATTAAATCCAGTTTCTATTGGCGTTACTGGATTTACGGTTGATGCTGGACTTTCAACTTTCCCAACAATTCAAAGAAGAGGTTTTGGTCTTAGAGACACCGGTGCAATAAGAAAAACTTCTAATATCTAATGTCTAATATAAATAAAGAAAAAAACTGTTAATATGTCTGCAATTGTTACAGATCAGTTTAGAATATTAAACTCAAATAATTTTGTAGATTCTGTCGAGAATTCTAACAACTCTTATTATGTATTTTTAAGTTTACCAAATCCAACTCAAGTCGGATTTGGGAGATCAGAAAACTGGAATACTAATATACCAAACCCGATTGATAGTTTTAACTATGAAAGTCATGTATATGACACTATGCTTTTTGCTAAAAAAATAACCTCTCAAAGTGTGAGAAGAGTCATTAGAAGAATAGATTGGACTCAAGGAACAAGATATGAAATGTATCGCCACGACTATAGTGTTATTAATCCATCTCCTCTAACACAATCTACTAGATTATATGATGCAAATTATTATGTAATGAATTCCGAGTA